GAAACTAAACAATTAGCAAGTGCTGTTGTAGCTACTTTAGGACCTAACGGAAGAAATGTAGTAATAGCCCAAAAAGGAGGCAATTTACCTTCATCAACTAAAGATGGAGTAACTGTTGCTAAAACTATTGAATTAAAGGATCCTATAGAAAATCTAGGAGCTCAAATGGTAAAACAAGCAGCCATAAAAACAGGAGATATAGCAGGTGATGGTACAACAACATCTACTTTATTAGCTAAAGAATTAATCGAAGAAGGTATGAATGTTCTTCATAATAAACATAATGCAGTATCTATTAAAAAAGGAATGGAAAATGCCGCTAAAATGATAGTTAATTCTTTAAAAGATATATCAACAGAAATATCTTCAGAAGAACAAATTAAACAAGTTGCTACTATATCTGCTAATAATGATTCTGAAATAGGTAATTTAATAGCAGCTGCTATGGATAAAGTAGGTCGTGAAGGAGTTATTGCTGTAGAAGAAAGTAAAACCCATGAAGATACTTTAGAAACAGTTGAAGGTATGCAATTTGATAGAGGATACAAATCTCCATATTTTGTAACAGATAATTCAACAATGCAAACAAATTTAGATGAACCTTATATTTTATTATATGATGGTAATATTACAGCTGTAAAAGAATTATTGCCAATTTTAGAAAAAATATCCCAACAAAATAAATCTCTAATCATTATATCTGAAGATATAGGAGGAGAAGCACTAGCTGCTATGATTGTAAATAAAATGAGAGGTATCTTAAAATGTTGTGCTGTTAAAGCTCCTGACTTTGGAGAAAGAAGAACCCATATATTAGAAGATATAGCTACATTAACTGGTGGTACTGTAATTTCTAAACAAAAAGGAATGCGTTTAGATAAAATCACTTTTGAACAGCTAGGTACTGCTAGGGGAGTTACAGTTGAAAAAGATAAGACAACTATTATAGATGGTAACGGTACTGAAGAAGCTATTACAAAACGTTTAAATGAAATCAAAGACCAAATAGATAGAGCAGAAAGTAAATATGCTACTGAATCTTTACAAAATCGTTTAGCTAAAATGGTAGGTGGAGTTGCAATTATTAATGTTGGTGGTTTTACTGAAACTGAAATGAAAGAGAAAAAAGATAGAGTAGATGACGCTTTACATGCAACTAGAGCTGCTATTGATGAAGGTATTGTATCTGGTGGTGGGGCTGCTTTATTACAAGCTAGAAAAAAAGCTAATAAACTTAACACTAGTGATAAAGATGAACAATTAGGAGCAGAAATATTATTTAGTGCTATTGAAAAACCTTTTATTCAGATACTTAAAAATGCAGGTATAGAAAAATATCACGGTATCTTATCTAAATGTGAAAATAGTACTAAAGGTTATAATATAAAGACTGGAAAATATGTGGATATGGTTAAAGAAGGTATTATAGATCCTACGAAAGTAACAAGAACCGCATTAGAAAATGCAGTATCAGTTGCAGGAACAATGTTAATAACTGAATGTACAGTTGTTGACGATCCAGAAGAAGAAAAAACAGAAGAAATGCCCATGATGGGAATGTAATATGAATATATTAAATTATTTACTTATAGGAACCCTTTTTATGGGTGGTGTAGAATATATTCTATCATTAGATAGTGTTAGATCACATCTATCTGATATACCTGAATTAGGAGGAGTAGAACGAGCTATAGGAATACTATTCTGGCCTATATGTTTAGGGATATTTTTATATAGCTTTATTAAAAACTTACTTAAATAATGGAACTTTGGGTAGAAAAATATAGACCAACAACTTTAGAGGAGTATGTAGGTAATAGAACGATTAAAAGTAAGATAGCAGACTATCTCAGACAAGGATCGATTCAAAACCTACTATTCCACGGAGTTGCAGGCACAGGAAAAACTACTCTAGCTAAATTAATTGTAAAACAACTTAATTGTGATGTATTATATATTAATGCTAGTGATGAAAGGGGTATAGATACAATTAGAGAAAAAATCATACCATTTGCTTCAACTGTGAGTTTTCGTGATGTTAAAATTATTATATTAGATGAAGCAGATTATATTACGCCACAAGCACAAGCTACATTACGTAATACCATTGAATCATGTAGTAAAACAACACGCTTTATTTTAACTTGTAATTATTTAGAACGTATAATTTCTCCATTGCAGAGTAGATGTCAAACATTTGAAATTATACCACCTTCAAAAGATGAAGTTAGAGAAAAATGTGAAAATATTTTAACAAAAGAAAATATAGGATACTTAATTAAAGATGTTGATAAAGTAATTAATACACATTATCCTGATATTAGAAAAGTAATTAATACATTACAGGGTTCTGTTGTTCTAAAGGATCTTCGTATTAATGATGATTCACTTAAAAATACACAATTAGGAGGTTTGATAGTTGACGCCCTAATTAGAAAAGCTAAGCTATCAGAAATACGTCAAATCATAGCTGATTCTGGCTCTAGAGAATTTGATGATTTATTTAAGTATATTTATGACAAATCAAGTACTTTATTTGGTGATAAAGAAGGAGAAGCTATACTAATTATTGCCAAATATCAGTATGAATATACTTTTGTATTAGAAAAAGAAATTTGTATAGCTGCAATGTTAAAAAAATTATTAGAAATATGATAAGAGTTCCTGTAATTAAAGGTAATTTGCAAAAAGCCTTAAAATTATTTAAACGTAAATTTAAAAACACACAAGTTGTTAAAGAACTTAGAGAAAGACAATCTTACACTAAAAAATCTAGAAAAAAAAGATTAATAAAAGACAAAGCTATATATAAACAAAAATATTTAAATAAAAATAATGATGAATAATACTCAAGAAATGCAAATGAAGGTAGATTTTAACCAAACAACACCTGAAGTTTGTGAAGAATGTGGAAATGATACTTTTACCCAAGTATATCAAATAAGAGCATTATCTGCCTTATTATCCCCTACAGGACAAGAAACAAAAATACCAATTCAAGTGTTTGCTTGTGCTAAATGTGGCCATATTAATAAAGGTTTTAAACCAAAAGTAGAAGATGACACCGTTTGATCATTTAAAAAATCTTCATACTAAAAAAAGAAAATGGAATGAATTTAACGACGAAGAAAAAAAGAATTTTAATATTTTCATTATTAATAAAGCTCTTAGTTTCAATCCTAATTATCTTAATGTAGTCAATTTAGTACAAAAATACTCAGCAGGACAAATCTCTCAAAAAGAAGTATTTAAAATATATTTTAATTTATTACCTACTAAATTTAGATTCTATAAATGGATTAAAGGTAAAAAAGAAAAAGAAAATAAAGATAAAATAGAATATTTGGCTACACACTTTGAATGTAGTACAAAAGAAGCAAAGGATTATTTATCATTATTAGATAAAAAAACAATTAATAACATTATTAAAAATTATAAACAATGAGTGAATTAAAGTTTTCAGAAGAAGATGGTAAAGCTGTAGATTGGTGTGAAAAAAACTACCCTGACTTAACTACAGAATATAAAAAAATTATGATGAATCAATATGTTTTATTTTGCAAAAAACATCGTAATTATGGTACAGGTAATGTAAATGTTGGTACTAATCTAGAAACAAACAACGATGTTAAATTAGCTTTAACAGGTTTATGGTTTAGAATAAACGATAAAATCCAACGACTAAAACAATTAGTTGTATTAGGTGAACCAGATACTGTAGGTGAATCTATAGTTGATACATTCCAAGATTTATCCGTTTATGGTATAATAGCTCAAATAGTTCAACAAAAGAAATTTAAATAAAATTTGGAGAAGCAAAATATTTTTCGTATCTTATGGTAATGAATATATTAGAAAATATTAATAAAACTATAGTGCCTGAAATAAATTGGGCATATCAAAAGAATATATCTTATACCCAGCTCTCTGCATGGATGGAATGTCCCCATAGGTGGAAGGAAATGTATATTGATAAAATCAAACAACCACCATCAATTCATTTATCGTTTGGTACTGCAATGCATGAAACTCTCCAAGAATATATGGAATTAATGTATAATAAAGGCCAACAACAGGCAGATGAATTTGATGCACATAGTGATTTTCAACAACGTTTTACTAGTTTATATAAAGCTGATGCTGAAAAGTTAGGTGAAAATTTTGCTACAAAAGAAGAATTAGTTGAATTTACTAATGATGGTTTAGAAATTATTGATTTTTTCTTACGCCACAGGCAAGAACATTTTCAAAAACATGGTTGGAAATTATTAGGTATTGAAATGCCTATATTAACA